TTGTCCCATTCCCTTCAATCTCAATCTTACAGAGGCATGGAAAGCAAGAGCTTTACCACCTGAAGTTGTCCATGGGTCACCAAACATTGCATTCATCTTTTGTCTAAGTTGGTTAGTGAATACTAATGAGATTTTCTGTCTACCAATCATGTTGGTAATCTTTCTCATCGCCTTTGATATGATAATAGCTTTATCAGTAGCATATCCATCTTTCTTGTAATCTGCCGCTAATTCATTAGTTGTAGAAGCAGCCGCAACTGAATCTACTACGATAGTAACTAATTTATCTTTGGAAGTTTCTCTAACTTTCTCAATGATAGTTTCTGTGAAATCAAAGATTTGTTCAACTGAATCTGCAGATACATAAAGAAGTTTAGAAACGTCAACACCGATTGCCTCTAAAAATTCTCTACTTACTGCGGTTTCTGTATCAATAAGAACAGCAACACCACCTTGTTTCTGTGTTTCCGCAAGGAGGTGAGCTGATACTAATGATTTTCCTGATTGTTCTAATCCTGTAATTTCAGTTATTCTACCAACAGGTAAACCACCATAAGGGCGATTGGAGATAGCAACATCTAACATAGCACATCCTGTTGAAATCCACCCTTCTACATTCGTGGGAGCTTCATCATCATTTAAGAAAAATGCTACCTTAGAATCTTTTGATTGTTTGTTGAGCTCACCCGCCAGAATATCTGCCAAGTCAAGCTCTTTTGCTTTCTTTTTCGCCATTTAGTTTGGTTTAGTTGTTAAATAAATCATCAAATGCAGCCGCTACATCATCAGTTTTCTTAGAATCTGAAGTTGTTGTTTTAGCTACTGGTTCACTTTTAGTTTCAGTTGAAAGTGTTGATTGGGATACTGATTCATTTTTTGATTCAGTTTCACCTTCTCCACTTGGATTCAACCAACCTTCTAATACTGATTTTAATTCATCATAAGATAATTCAGAATATAAATCTGTAATTTCAGTTTGGTTTTCAACAAAACTAATTGCTTTTTCTGAATCTTCACTTACAGCTGATGCTGATGGTTTTACTCTAATAGTAGTAGTTGGATAAGTAGTTCCAGCTTGTTCTGCTGATTTGTACTCGATTGTTAAATCTCTACCACTTGTTGGGTCGGTAATATCACCGTAATCAGGGTCAGCAATGTAACCAAGAATTTCTTGATATACAGTTTTACCAAATCCCCAAAATCTTACTCCTTCACCTTCTTCACCTCTTACAACAACAGGTACGAAAGTTCTTAACTTTGGTTCCATAGCTTTTGCAGCTTTCCAATCATCTTTATCACCCATTCTTTTTAGTTTATCCGCAAACTCTACAATAGGGTCTGGTCTACCAAATGATTGTGGTGAAAGATAAGTTTTGTTGTTAATGTTGTAGTGAAAATACAATTCAATAAATGGATTGTCTTTGTTGAATTTGTAAGGAACAATTCTTACTTGATGCTTACCTGGAGTTGGTTTCCATAATGCATCTGTTTTTCTTTGTGTGTTTTGCAGTTTGTTCAGTCTGCTTCTAATTGCTTTAATGTCTAATGCCATAATTTTTACCTTTTAGTTTTAATTAATTTAATTGTTTAAGTTTAAGTTTTGAGTGCTAAACTTATTAACACTCGGTGTATATATAAATATAAAGAAATTCCAAAAACACACCGAAGTTTAAGGAATTTTATTAACAATTATTTGGCCCATTTACCACTTGATACTAATTGTGCAATGATACCATATACTGATAAATCTTGGAATGTATCTTCACATGATTCTCCAATATTATCTTGTTTTCCAAGTACAACTAATTGTTTTAATCTTTGAATCTTATCATTCATTCTAAACCAAAGACCTGTGAGAGATACTCTCTTATCTTGTTCTGTTTTTAAATCAGAACCAACTGAAATATTATCTGGTCCATAGTTAGATTGTTTTAAACAAAAAAGTTCATATTGGGTAAACATAATCCTTTTGAATTCAGTTGTCATCTCTGGCCATTGTTTTTCCATTTCTGCAACAACTTCAGGATTATCATATTGTAAAACCTCATCATATTCTGGTTCTACTTTAATTGGGTTAAATTTGTGTGATTTTGATTTTTTAGATATAACTTTGCTCATGATTTAATTTTAATTTATACAAATATACGAAAGTTTTTTCAAACTTCCAAGTCTTTTTTACTTTTTTTTAATCTTGATACCAAAATTCTTCTCTGGCTATCACTTCCAATCGTTTCCACTCATCTTTGAGTTCTTGTAAACTCCAAGATTCATAATCTACACCACGAGGTCTTATACCATAAGCCTCTTTGTATAAATCACTCATACATTGTAGAAATTCTTTTTTAGTCCAAGTATCAATCATATTTTTTAAATTTTAATAAAACAAACTCATTGCGTTTTTCAAACCTT